GTTCGATTGACGCATTGATTCAAGCCTCGCAAAAAGGCGGCCTCAATCAGCATGAGACTGGATATGTTTTGGCGATCGCACGCCTAGAATCCGGCTTCAATCTTGATGCAGCTGCAGGCACAACAACGGCATACGGGCTTGGGCAATTCACGGACGGAACCGGACAGGGCGTCGGGATGAATAGCTCGAATCGCGGCGATGTTACAAAACAAGCAGAGTCACTTGTTGAGCTTTATAAGCAAAACGCACAAATCGCAAAAGATCGCGGTCAGGGTGAGGAGTACATCTATAAATATCACCATGACGGCCCTAGTAAAGACTACGGTGGCCTAGCGACGTCAAAAGAATATGTGATGCCGTATGTCGGGAAATACGAGGAATTCGTAAAGAAGTATGAGACAACGCATGCTGTCTCACCTCCTGACCCCGGTTTCGATGCACGCAACAAGCCTGACAATTCTCAGCCGAGTAAAGGCCATCATCACGCTCACCACGCTGAAGGCGTGCTCCAACACGGTGATCGTAGTGATGCCGTCGGTGTACTACAGAGCCAACTTAGAGACCTTGGCTACAAAGACGGTAGGGGCAACCCGATAAATCCGGACAATTCGTTCGGAAATGACACGAAGTCAGCTTTGCAAAAGTTTCAGGCGAACAACGGACTAGACCCCGATGGCGTTGCTGGCCCCAACACCCTGAAGGCGCTCAAAGAGCAGGAACAGGCTCTATCGAACAATCGAGGGCCATATGCCGATCCTGCCAAGGCTCCCAACTTAAACGATCCTGCGAATCCCGATCACAAGCTATTTCAGCAGGCTTACGACGGAGTAAAGAAGCTGGATGCTGCGCAGGGCCGCACATCGGACCAGCATAGCGAGAACTTGGCCGGTGCCTTGACGGTCGAGGCCAAGGCGCAGGGTTTGAAGCGCATCGATACAGTTGCGCTGAGCGATGATGGTTCAAAGGCGTTTGCGGCTCAGAACGTCATCCCTGGTGCGTTCAAGAACGTTGCTGGTGTCGAGACAGCCCAGGCGGTCCATATACCCATGGAACAAAGCACGCAGCAGATGACGCAGGTTAACCAGAATTTGCAACAGCAGGCACAGGTGCAGGCTCAGACGCAGATGCAGAATCAAGCCCCTCAAGCACCCCAAGGGCCGCAGATGGGCGGCCCTCCTGGTCGTTGATATAGCTCAACTCCGACCTTGCTGCGATTCACGGTACTCAGCGAGGTCGGCATCCATCTCCACGACATCCTTGTGGTACTCCGCGACGATCTCAGGCAGGCGATCCTTGCAGATTTCGTAGACGGCGAAGACGGGGAGCACCAGGTACTTGAACAGAACCCAGGCCCACTTGCGGTTAGAGACGAACTCGATCACTGCTTTCATTTGCTATTCCATAGTTTGATTTCGGCAGCACGACGATTCGTGAGGCCATTGTTGATTCGGAGAACGCCTTTGACGGTCTCCTTGTTCCAGCGCGCGAGCTGCGCAGGCACCGATGCGTAGTCGCCGGCATTGAGCAAGTGAAGCAGGGTGGAGGTCTGGAATCGGCGGGTTCCCTCGTTGAACGTGAAGGACACCAGGGCGATCCACTGAGCTTCTGTGAGAGCCACACGGACGAAGCGGTTAACGCAGGTGACGGCGGCCAAGAGATCGGCTTGGAGGAGCTGACGTGACCGCTCAGGGGTGATGCGGAGACCCTTGGTTACGTCGGGGCCGGTATGGCCGACACCGATGGTTAGTGTGCCGTTTGTGTCGTAGTAAGCGACAAGCCGCTCGCCTTCGACTTCAACGATGAAGTCGATCAGGCGGGGAGTGGTTTGGTAGGGGATGGATACTCCAATGGGGAATACGGATGAAAGTTGGTCCGCTGGTCAAGCCTGCATTGCCAACAGGCGCAGCCGTTTCAGGCAGCGAGCGGGATTTGCACTGATCCCAAATAGATCGTCTGGCAGGTGCCCATGCGGAGTAAGGTGGGCTGAGGCCCCGTGTTGCTTGATTGGCAAAGCCTTTACGCGGATGTGCCGGGAGCAACACAGATGAACCCCAGGACCAAAGCGAATGCCGCAATCAACGTTGTGGTAGCTCAGTTGATTGAACGTCTGTCCACCGAAGCCAGGTCCGCGAAACATGAAGCGCTAAACGGCTCCGCCCATAAACTCCGTGCGGTGATCAAAACATGCGAACGAGCGCTCGTGGAGCTGGAAAACGAGGTGCTATGGAACTATGAGAAAACGTTGGTGCCGGAAGCGTGGCATGGCTCTATTGCTAGGCACGATTTAGCTGCTGAAGTGCAGAAGCACTTTGATCCTCTCGTCAGTGCCTGTACCGATCTAATCCGGGTTGAAACTGCGCTGATAAACGGACTGGATTCGCTACCGTTTGTTCTGGGGATGTTCGAGACCAAACGGCTTTCGGTGCTCGCCTCGATCCGCCTCCAAGTGCTCAGCGGGATATATGGCTTCCCCAGTGATTGAGCCACGCTGACCGCTACACGGCAGCTAGTCAGTAGTTTTCGTAAAAGTTCGGAGGACCTAGCTTGTGGCCGATGACAGACTCAGCGAATTTCGCATACTCCAGTTCCATGAGTTCTTCGAGACGCTTCTGCTCCTCGTTCGTAACATCGCGGTCGAGGTACTGTGTCCAGTAGGCGACAGCCATAGCCAAAGCGTCGAGACGGTCGTCATGTCGGAGAGCGCCCCGGTCGCGAGTGATGCGGCTGAGTTGGTGAAACAACTGGAACTTCGGCTCATCCTTTTGATCAGCACGCATCAAAGCGGCATCGACAATCAATCGGTGCTGGTTAAGAACCGGCTCCAGTGTGTCGATGATTCGCTTCTCCTTTTGGCCACTGCTGTGTATCTCTTCAACACTGCATGGATAAATGCGGCGCAGCACGGGTTCGAGCAATTTGATAAACATGCCGTCACCGAAGTTACCTTCAACCAGGATCAGCTTCACTTGCTCGGCTCGCGCGATATGAGCGATGTTTTCCAGAACGCTATCGTCATAGCCTCCTTTGAGGCCACCAGCACGGCGGAGGTAGACCATGCCGCGCAGCATCTTCGTGACGCTATATCCAGTCTCGTCACCGCCTCTGCCGGATGGATCTACAGACATAACGGAACCGGTGTATTCCTCGACGTCCTTGGAGAAATACATCGGTCGATGCAGACGATCACCAGTGAATCCCACTGACGGAATGTCGTCGATGACCTGTTCTTTGCCACTGGCCCACATAACCCGGATTGGTGCAGCCTCTCGATCAACGTCCATGACGATGAGGTCTGACAGCTTCAGCGGGTAACGCTCCGCATCGGACAGCGTGGTATCCAGCATGAACTGCAGCAGGAATCCGCCGCGCCCATAGGAAGCCTCGCGACGTAGCAAGTCATCCTCATGGAACCTAGAAGGCTCTACAGGTTGCCAAGCGGACTGCGGGTGTGCTTCAAAGTGCTCTGCGATGAACGGAGCGAGCCGTCCGTTGTACTGGCCGTAGTGCTTCTGATCCTTCGGATACCGCGCGGGCCAGATACGGATTTCATAGCCGCGTGCTGGAAGCTGGTTGTAGATGGACTCCTCGGTCTGAGGTGTGCCCAGGTACACGATCTCCGCGTGATCGAGTGGCTTCAGGATCGCATCGAACTCTTTGATGAGTTCACCCAGCTTCTCGCGTTGTGCGACTGTGGCTGAGTTCTTCACGACCTCTACGTCATCCGCGATGATTGTGTCAGCGCGCGACCCGGTGAGCTGCCCAGTGATACCCACCGACTTCACGGAAGGGGACTGGTCGGGTTTCGCAGGGCCGACGTCAAATGCGAGATTTGAGTTGCGCTGGTCGCCACGTGGCTTCAGGTGAGCCAGTTCGGGAATCGTCTCGATCAGGCGCTTGGTGAAGATCGAGAAAGCGTCCGCCCGATCCTTGGACGCGGAGACGACAAGAATCTTGTGTTGTGGGTCTTTCCACAGGAGCCAGCAAACATAAGCTGCTGTGATCCATGATTTGCCGATGCCTCGAAAGGCTTCAATGACTCGGCGGCGAGGGCCGTGCTGTAGGTATACAGCGATGTCATACTGAACAGCAGTTGGAGCGGGTAGGCCGAGCTGCTGCCAGATGTAAAAGACAAAGTTACGGAAATCCTCGAAGGGATGGCTGTTTGTTATTTAATTTCTCTTTTCGTATGCCGATAAGTTTTCAACTCAATGCCAGTGAATTTGGAGAATGAATGAGTAAGGACAGCGGAAACAGTAGACAAGTAGGATGGGGGACGGTTGCCTTTTGGTCACTCGCTTTATCCGCCATTTCCGGATTCGGGGCGTTAGAAGGCAAGGCCATTTACTATTCGTCTAAATTTGAGGGGATGCAGCAGGAAGTGAACGCTGAAAACGAACGCGCGGACAAAGCAGAGGCCGAGCTACAACAGGCACGACAGCAGGCTGCGAGTAATTTAGTAGCTGCGCAAACACTTCCAGGTTTGCAAACTTCGGCAAATGCATGCCAAGCGAAACTAAGTGTCTATGAAAGCAACAACCCCATTCTTGAGAGACTTCAAGACGTGCAAAAAGATAAGGATAGTCTCGATGAGAATATTACTTTGGGAACTATATCAGCTGGTGGTATGTGGGAAAAAGCTGATGATGTCGCTATTGCCGAAATGCATACGCGAAGTACGCAGTACCAAGAGCAAATTATCAGCCTCCAATCCAGAATTGAATGTACTCATAAATAGGCTCTGTTGTCGTTAGTTGACCGTGCTGGGATCGAAAGGAAACTCCTTGAGCTTTTCAGCGAGCTTGCCGGCACCCACACCGGGCACCAGCTCGGCTTCAATGCCATTGTCCTTGACGAACTGACGAGCCACGTTGAGTAGCGCAGCGAGACCTTTCTCACCTGATTCCATCTCCTCGATAGCGGTGGTCAGCTTGTCGGCGATGGTCGAATGCAGGCGTTCGAGGGAATCTTTACTTGCTGCCATCGGAACCTCCTAGGAAGCGAGAGAACAGACTCTCCAACGCGGTAGTACCCAGCGATGCCAGGGCCGCCGCGAGACCCACATGGGCCGGGAAAGAGAGTGCTGGAAAGATGACGACAGCGAACGCAGCACTCATGCTGAGTCCCGCCGTGGTGATGCAACGAGCGAGGGCGATCTTCCAGTTGGAAGGGCCGGTGGAAGCAAGGGTTTTACCGAGGCCGATGATGGCCCCGGTGATGCCCAAGGAGGCGAGTAGTTTCGTATCGTTGTCCATCGTGATTATTGAGTAGGAGTGAAGCTGAGGTCATCGGCAATCTTGTTGATCTCGTCGATGCCTAAGCGGTGACAGCTAACAGTGATCGAGCCGCATGCGTCCACCTGGACAAGCGAGAAGGCACCGACAGCAGCACCGCCTTCATGGAGGTATTCGTCTTCGGTCAGTGCGCGGCCAAGCTGCTGAGCGAGTTGCGATACGCGCCAGATGCGTTCGCATATCGCCACAGGCACTTCCTGCCCCTTACTGGTCTCTACGCGAGAGCGATCGGTCGAGAGCCGCAGCAGTACCGGGAGGGTGTCGGGCAGTTCTGCCGGCATGTGCAGACGCCACAGGGACACTTGCGCCCGTGCGATCTCCATGGCGTCTTGCTGGATCGCATCGACCATCGGAGACATCTCAGGGAACCGCTCGGCCATCTGGACGGCCGCAGAGAAAGCACCAGATGCCAGAGGGGACGCAGCGGCTTCCGTGAGTGTCAGCTCAGCGAGCCGGCGAGACGCGTCCATGACTGCAGCGGCTACAGTGGGCTTGGCATCCCGGTCGATAAGTCGCAGCAGCCTCAGTGCCTCATCGAGCTTGTGACTGTCCGTGTTGTATGCGCCGTCGCCGATAGCGAGGAGCATTGCGAGAGCTTCCTGCTCCACGATGTCCCCAAACTGCTCCAGGAGTTCGGCGAATACCTCGTTTGCGCCTGAGACCTTTGTGGCGATCAGGCGGTTCTGTAGCTCAACGTCTATGCTTAATTCCTGTTCGAGTACGAGAGGTTATAAGGCACGCTCACATCCACCGAGGACGTGCCGTCCGAGATGGTGCAGATGAGAGTGCCGTTAATCGTCCCAGTGTTGTTGGTAACGACGCGCGAGATGGTCGCCGACTGTGCGTTCGCGTTGGAGATGTTTGGTGGTGCTCCACCATCACTCACGCTGCCAATCCGCCAGTTGTACGTGTAGCTTCCGTTGCCGTTGGCACCCTGCGCGGTGACCGTGTTGGACACCGGGACACCAGAGGCACCCGATGCGCTCGTAAGGGA